CGCACACAACAATTGTTTTTGGAAACATTCCAGTCTGCCTTAGTGGATGTCGGATCCCACGTTTCCCACCGATGAGCCGTGATTGGTTCTCGTGGTTAGATGAGAATAGCCTCCAGACAATTTTTGAATATGCTGATCTTAATGGCGGTGGGTACATTCCGCGCACCAGAGATGGTGTCGCAGAGTGCGCGTATCCTGAGAACGAGAGACGAACTGCTGCCATTACTGGTCGCATGTTCTCGAAAACTAGTGATAGAATGAATCTCTCGTTAGAGGAATCTAAGAAATACGTAGATGATGTGTCTTTATCGCAAAGGTATAATTCTTCGATGTACGAATACATCATGCAGAATTGGACGAACCATGTGGCTAGTTACCCCATGGTATTGCACTTTGACGACGAAGACGGTAATCCAATGGAGATGGTTGTAGATCCACCTTTCAACCCTCAATCTGTGTTTGATCTTCTCAATACGCCTGATGCTATTGCTCGAATAGTCGATGTACAAATACCGACCAACCGAGTTAATATGTATTCATACTACACTCGCCCAGTGGCCTATGGCCTAGGGGAAAGACACGGTAAAGCCGTGCAGTCGAATGTTATTCGTTTGAGACGCGTGTTAATGACAGCTTTAAGGGCTGAGTTAATGCGCAAGTTTCTCAACGGAACTCTTACGTTTGCGGCTGCTGACTCTATCGATGTCGCAGTTGGCAACAAATACGTCAAGCTTCTTGCGTTGTTGTCCAACTTCGTGCTTGGAACCGTTGTCACGTTCGTCCGAGGATGTGGCAAACTAGTTGGGAAGATCAATCTCGACTGGTACCGTGCCCTTTCGGCGGAAGCCCAAGCACTTGTGGATGTTGTTCTGGTAATAAGCGCGATAATGATTTGGCGCTCCATTAGAAAGTCGGAGCCTTTATTGCGTGAGGCACCAGAACGAAAAGAGAACCAGTACTTAGGACAGATTGCTACAGAGCGAGGTATTATCCATCGAGTCGTTATCGACGGAAAGACCATCGAACTGTCCAATCAGACACAAAAGACTGGTTGCTATGAAGAAGAGATGTCCATGCCCGGATCAGAGTACTTCCCGTGCAAAAAGTTGCCCGTGGGAGCTATCCTCGTCTCCACTGAATCTAGTGAACTAACCATGTTCGCCACGTTTTGGAGATTAGAAGATTACCTGATCACCGCAAGGCACGTGTCAAACACTTTGGCCCATTCAACGGCTCGTAAGTATTTGGCGACTATCCGCCCAACTAAGAAAGGTAATTTCGAAGTAGATCGAGGCGATATGTTTTTGTGCCCTGAGGATTTCTTCGACCCTACATGCAATGTCGTCGCCTTTAGAGACGTCGACTGTTTTGCGTGTGAGTTGGAACCTGAGGTATGGGCTAGAATTAAGGTCGGGAAAAGTAACGTGAAAGTCAAGTCATCTTACGATCAGCAAGTACATTCAGTCGGATTTACGCCAGCAGGTCTTTTGGTGTCAGCGAGTGGTAAAACGTTACGCTCAAGTGGTTTAGAAAGCCTTCACCACACCGCGAGCACCCAAAAAGGTTTTTCCGGTTCGCCTCTTCTTTGTGGCAATAGCGTCGTTGGCATGCATGTGTGTGCTGAAGGCGAGTATAATTCAGCCGTTAGGGTCGAGTTAATAGAGTACCTGATAGATGTAGGTACCGGGCTTGAAGGTAGGTCCAAGAACAAGAAAAAGTACACGTACGCCAATGCTTCTTACAAAGAGTTTTACCGCCAACACAAATGGCGAGGTGGCATCTGCGACATCCAAAGTTATCGTGATGGTAAGTTCGCCGTCCTGTTGCAAAACGGGGAGGCGACGTACGGTTGGTCAATCAACGAATTGGCTGAATGCTTCGGCATTTATGGAAATCTTGAAAAGAATCTTGACTACATTGAAGATTTGTTCTTCACTTCAAATCCTCTCCCAAAATCACATGGGGGGCGTTATATCGATTATGACGATTACGATGATGATGACCGTTATCGTGATTATGAGAATGCTAGCCTTGAATCTGTTGCTTCTGTAGTATCGCGTGCGTCTAGGTGCATGCGACAAAAGAAATATAAACAGCGCAACAAGAAAACGAAACGTGATAGAATTTTTCCTTGTGATGACCAGGAACAGACGGAATCCACTACCGGGGCTACGCGGATAGAAGAGACACCCTACAAAGTCACACGAGGTTTAAAGCCTATTCATGGGCCGTCAGCACCCAAACAGCAGCCTGAAATTGTTCAGGCGTTAGAAAACCACAAGGAACGTATTGTGGAACTAGGTTATGTGGAGGGACAGTTTGTTTACCCTTCTATGGACCTGAAGACTGAAGAAGTCTCTTTGAGAAAACATTTAGACTTATTTGGCGAGCGAGTGCGCAACGTGACTGTTGTCCCAACTCCGGAGCAAATCGAGAGATGTGCTACCGTGACGGCAGAAATGCTGTCCGAAAACGCATTCATGCCCGATCCAGATTACAATCAGCTTCCAGGTATCATGAAGATAATAAATTCGTCAATCATTGACCCAAAGAAAGCCTCTGGCTTCCCTTATGCGGAGCACGGAATGCCGCTTAACCGACTCGTGTTGGAAAAGTATGGTGAACGTGGTTTCGCTCAGCAAGTACTCAATGAGTGGGATGCTGATTTTGTATGGCGGTGGTTCAACAAAGGTGAACCTACCAAAATATCAAAGATAAAGGATGACATGCCTCGAGGGATCAACGCGATGCCTTTACATAAGACTGTCAAGCACGTTAGTATCTTTAAAAACCTATCAGCGTCATTCGTTGAGAACTGGCGAGATTCTCCAGTGAAGTAT